TGTTCACAATACAACGTGCATGTGTTAATGCTGAGAACGGAATTTTGTATGCGTTCACTGATCCGTTGCAGGATTTTGGGTTAGCCTGGTACCTAAAATCCTTCTTAAGCTGGTTGGTTACCAGTCAACTGATCAGAATACTCGTAGGATTGTTAATGTTGCTTTACATCCTATCAGTTTACGCCGAACCTGTTGCGGTAACGAAGACACTACCGCCATCAACAGCCCAGATTGGAAACGAGCAATCGTGTCAATCCGATCTGGTGAGTTGCACAAGTTTAACAACGCACAGATTAACAACTGTGAAACATCCAATTGCAAACACGGTAGGTATCAACCTGCTCTGCAAGTTTTGTCATTGGGTGACATACCATTGTTAGAACCGCAACCCACAATTGTTATGGAAGGCTGCCTCCATAATCAATTGGCATCGTTCGCAGGCAGATATTTAAAGCACACGCCGAAAATTTCACCAAATTTAAACCTTCATTTGGTGAATAGGATAGTGGACCATCTTGTGGCTGAGATGAGACCACTTTACAAACCGGAATTCGACTTTCACAAATATGTCGCTTCAAAACCCGGTTCGTCAAGAAGGCGTTTTCTTCGAGCTTATAAACAGTTATTAACAGGTACACGTGATTTAGATAAAATATCTAAGATCACGGCATTTGTTAAAAATGAAAGATATTTCGAAGAAGGCAAAGCACCGCGTATGATCATGGGTCGTGATCCGCGTTTTAACACCTTCTATGCAAGACACATTGCCCGTTTGGAGGATGCCTTTTTCCAGTTACCACAAGTTGCAAATAAATGCGATTTTAGTGGTTGTGGGAAGAAATTTTCTAAATTGTTAGGACAATGGATGTTCGAAAATGACATGAGTAAGTATGAATCTTCACAACGGTACTTCCATCTAGCATTAGAATATTTAGTCTATGCACAATTGACCCCTGATGATGAAAAGGAAGAATTTGCAACCCTATTTGCTGCTAAGATGTTAAAATCTGGGCATACCAAAGAAGGTCTCAAGTTTGAATTCAATCATTGTAGAGGGTCAGGCGATCTGGACACTGGTTTAGGAAACGGTGTCCTTAATTATATTAGCACAATGTATTTTAAAATCTTAAATTTCTGTCCTTTTAAACAAGATTGTCATATGGATGGTTTATGCTGTTCATATGATGGTTTTGTTTTGAAAGGTGACGATTCTTACGGGAATATGCCTGTAAATGCAGAATTTAAAAATCATTATTCTGATTTTGGCTTTGATGCTAAATTGATTGTTCGTCACGACCCACGCACCACTGAGTTTTGCAGTGGTCATTTCCTACAGCTAGCGGATGGTAGTTATTATTACGTCCAAAAGCTGCGCAAGCTCATAACCTCGATTACCACCATAATAAACCCAGAGTTTATTGAACGAGGTTGGGTAGCCCATTATTATAGATCTTTGGGCGATATGTACGCTGTTTTGTATGGAGAACTACCAGTGTACGGTGAGCTTGCAAAATTCCTACAGACTGCCAGCACCAAATTTCGAGTCAACACACATCTGACAAACGAAAGTTATGGTCATCATACAGCTTTTTCTGAACATAAACGTAGTGTCCAAAAGATAGACGTGTGCCATCAGACATTAGTTGATGTTTCCGTGAATAATCAATTTGATTTCGCGGAGTTGACAGCATTGAAGGAATATTTTGACACCACAGCCATGCGTTTGCCTGCTCAATACAGCAAACGTTGTAATGTCAAAAACAAACCGGCACAAACTGTGCCACACGAAGTTTCAATTGGAAATAGGGCATTTAACAAGACCACCTTGCCGCCCGTTTGCAAAATTTGGTTAAGGAGTTTACATCACTTAGGGAATGATCGTAGACATCTTGGTCAGATTTTGAAACAATCTTAAAACAACAATTGAAACCAACC